AGTTAGATGTAGATAAAAGTGGAAACGGATAACAGCATATCCATTACCACTTTTATCTACATCTAACTTCCATGTGCGTTCGTCACCAGACGCACCATTGTTGTTCATTTTCTCAACTTCTTTAACTAACTTTGCAGTCAAAGAGCCAAGCTTAGATTGTTTTTTTAAGTCATTAAAAGACATTTGGATTACCTCGGATAATTTGATCGGGGGATTAATTTGATTATAACAAAGATGAATTAATTAGTCAACGTTCTGTTTGAGTTTTTCAATAGTATCATCCATCGCACTAAAGACAGATGCCATGTCTGTGCCTTCTGGAAAACCCATACCAATTAGAGATTTATGTAATTGATCTTTCATCTGTTTTGCTTCTGGATCATCTGATAAAGATAATCGTGTCCACATACATCTTTGTTTCTCTAAGAGTGTTTCTAATTTTTCAACGTGCTCTTTCCTATCAGTGGCGTTAAGAAAACCAAAACCAAACATCTTTCCATAGATGCTAGTTTGTAGTTTGTTTATTTCAGATAATTCTTCTCGGACGATTTCCGATTCAAAAAATCTCATTTTTTCTTAGTCTCCACAACAGGTTGAACTGGTTCCACTTTGCTTTCCTCGATTTGCTCAAGGACATCAATTGCTCCTAGAAGTTTCACACGGGTTTCATTTAAATTGTTTAATTGACCCGTTACTTCTTTGAGTTGGGATTTAAGATTTTCAAGCACTGTCGCATTATCAAGAGCCATTACGAATAACCTCCGTTAATAATTTTTTATAGTGAAACACATTAATATTTATGAAAGGACTATACTTATTAATTTTTAACTTTACGGATTCCCACACTGGGTCGTCAAGTTTTTTGTCAAAGTTTTTTACGAAAGAAAATATTTTTTCGTAGATTACTAAGACCTCTAAGTTTAGATTGCCACCCAAGTGTTTCTTGAGTATGATTGGGTGTCCCTTTGAGCAGTTGAATACTTTGTCCAAGTCGTTTTCGGAGAGTAATTTCTCTGATTGTTCTTTGAACAAGTATGTTAAACTCTGCTGAGTTTTCATCCACTCTGAGTAGTTTCTTTCGCCAGAATTTATAATTTCTCCTATCCATAAATTTTCTGGGTTTGTCGATGTTACAAAGTTGGCAAGAAGAAAGTCCACAATCTGACCATCAGAATACTTACGAGAAGTTTTCTCAAACCAGTATTTGTCCTTTCTTCGATTAAAAGCAGTAACCGTAGCACGGGATTTACCACCATATTTAAAGAAGTCATACTTACGATTTGTAAAATGACTTTTCATTGAAAGATAAGTTTGATAGGTTTCAAACGGTGTCACTTTCTTCTTCGGTTTCCTCACATTCTAATTCTGTAATTGCGTCAACGGGAACTTCTGCCTTACCTATCTGATACCAATGTTGTGGCATACCAATACTATCAGATCTTACTCCTAAGTATTGTAAATCAGGAAAAGAATGCTCACGAAGCATCGCTTGCAATCTCCAATGAATTAATTCAGATTTCTTCATTATAAAGGTAATTTTGCCCTTGATGTGGGTTTCATAAAGTTAAGACGAGTAGCATCCCACTTTAATCTTTCCTTCAAAGGTTTAGATATAAGTTTCGTTACTGATTCTACCTCAAGATTGTGAATTTCGCAATAGTGTATGATCGCATCAATATAATTGAGTTCTTCATCCACCACAATTTTTTCGATATCCATTGCAAACTTTTGAGGAGTTACAAACTTACTCGCAATTGCTTTTTCTAGTTCTTTACTTGGTTCCATAGAGTTCCAGTTTATCTCCAATAAACTTTCTAATGTATTCTCCAAGGAGCTTGATATATTTTGTTTTGTCGTATTCTTCATAGACAACGCACTCTCCATTTTCACATGCCATAATAATGACTAATTTTTTTACTGATATACCTTTCATCTCATATAGCATACAACCATATGCCATTGCTTGAACAAAATAATGTTCAATCCACTCTCGTGGTTTAGGTTTTTTAGATGTTTTGAAATCTATTATTGCTAACTCATCGTTGTACTCTGCAATACAATCGACTGTTCCTGCTATTCCTAACTGCTTACTATATAGCGCACCTTCCAATGCGTGTATTTTACTAATTTTATTTAATTTATCTTTTGATATTTTAAATAAAAAATCAGATATAGGAGGAACTTTTGGTAAATCCTCGTTGTTCAGATAATGCTCAGTAAGAGTGTGCATATCTGTTCCACGAGTCGTAGCAGCTTTAGTAATTTTATCTGCTTTTTCGTTACCTACTCTCTTTCTCCAATCAAGAAATATTTGTTTATTAAAGTGACTTGTAATTGATGTAATTGAAACTAACTTAAGTAGTTCTTCTTCATCAGGCACAGAATAATAACGTACTCCATCAATTGTCTCACGAGAGAGTGGAGGAAGATTCAAATCAACATGTTCAAACATTACATACCCATTTCCATTTTTGCAATAAGATATTCTTTAACTAAACCTGATCTAACTATATCATCAATGCCAAATTCAATCACATCAAATGATGGCATAGATCTAATAATCTTCATGAAGTCAACAATACCATTTCTTTCGTTTGTTTTTTGTAAGTCAGTTTGAGATGCGTCACCAGAGAAATAAATTTTACTATCTTCACCAACTCTTGTTATTATACTATCTAATTCATGAAAATTCAAGTTTTGAAATTCATCAACGATAACAATTGAACGATCAAGTGTAGTTCCTCTTAAAAATGAAGTACTCCAAAATTTAATAGTTTCCTGTGCCTTAAGATTACCATAAAGCATTTCAAAGTCTGCATCAGATGACATCTGAAACATATACTTTACCATATTTTTGTATGGCACTTGATAGATGTCAGATTTATCCTCATGATCACCAGGCAAAAATCCAATTTCACGAGTCGCAACTAATGATCTTACTATATAAATTTTTTCGTATGGTGTAGTTTCATCAAGCACATCTTTCAAAGCATTGTATAAGGTAACAAAAGTTTTACCTGTACCAGCTGCACCATAAGCAATAATATTTTTACCCTCGTTATAAGAGTTAAATAATATTTTTTGATTTTCTGTTATCGGTTGTACATCAACCAAATACTCAGAATTAATTGGTTTTTTTCTACGCATTTGCTTTGCTGTCAACCCAACTCCAATGGGTTGATCTCCATTACTTTTTTTTCTTCCCATTAATCAATTTTCTGTTTCTGAGCACCAGGATATTTTTGTACTCTCTCTAATACTTCATTCCAACCTGGTTTCCTTCTTATCAGTTTATTTTTCCATTCTCCAACTTCCCCAACACCTGGCATTGTAGATGGATCTGAGTAATCTCTTGACCAATCAGGATTATCAGTACGCCACTGATCCCAATCATTCACACTCATCACTACTTCTTTTCTATCACCAGTTTTAGTATTTACTACAGGATATGTTGCCATAATAATTGATTAATGTATAGTTATTTAGACCCATTCAAGTGCTTCTGAGACCGATGGGAATTGTTCGGTGAACACTTTACGACATGCCTCTGCAATATCCATATGTTCTTTCTGTGTTCCATGTGCAGATCTTAATTCAATGTAATGAATCCAAGAACGACAAGAACCAGTCATATAGATTTTTGTAGGAGTACATAAAGGTAACACCATTCTAGCACATTCTTTAGCAACACCCAACTCAAGCATTTGATTATATAACGCCATCGCAGAACCGAATAATGTGCCCATCTGCATGTTTAATGATTCGATTATTTTAGGATCTAAATCATCTGTAGAGTTTTGACGATTTTTATCGTCTTGCTTACGAAGTTTTGGCAATTCAAGTGTGCCTAATTTTGTACTAGCAGCATACCTTTGAGAAAACTCTTGAAAAGTAAAAGAACGATGTCTCAGTATCTGTGCTGCAATCGCACGAGTCGTTTCAATCTGTAAGGTCATTGATGATTGTTCAAATACAGACCAGTGATTATGTTTAATACAATATTTCAATAATCCTGCATATTTCGGGTTATCTTGATTATCAGGATTAGAAACTCTGGCGATATGAGCCATTGTTTTTTCTGCATCAGGTGTGATGCTTATAAGTTCTACGTTCATTTACCAAAACCTTTTGAATTTTTTGCTTCGTATTCAGCAAACTCTTTTTCTGCAATTCTAAGAGTTTGTTTCATCTCTCTTAATTTTTCATCCGTATATAGATGATCTTGTGCAATTAATCTTTTGAGTAATTTAATAAGTGCTCTTTGTCTGCTCATTAATCTGATCCATCGTCAAACATTTCATCATAATCAAGTGGTGTAGATGTATAATTCTCCTCATTTTTATAAGAGTCTACATCAGAGTACACTTCTGCTTTTAATGCATCAACCATCAATTCAAGACTACGAACAATGTCTTTAAGTTTATCACGTTCCATAATAATAAGACTTTTACATATGATAGCATAAAAAAAGGAGGGAATCAACCCTCCTGCATATTTTTGTTAACTGCAAGGTGATGCCTTACTTCTAACTTTAAGACCACGATACATTAAATCGTGTCTATCACGCTTTTGTGATTCTTCAACCACCATTGCGTTATACTCTTCAGTGTCATACTCGACACCACGATAAGTGACTTTTGCCATTGGTTTTCTCCAAAGTAGTAGGGATTTTTGCCCCGTTCCTTCAGTCGAACATTTGCGTCCTCATAGAGGATGAACGAATCCGTTCCGTGTCGGCTTACTTGCGTCCCATGTGGGATGAACGTAATAGTATGTTAGCATACTGTAACTATATAGTCAAGTCAAATGGTAACAATCGATACAAAAACCCTACACACGAAAAATTTTGGGGAAATTTTTTTGCGATATTTTTGAAACTACTTTCGCTTTTTCTTTTGGGGTGAGGAACTATTATACCCCCATAGATTTGGTTTAACTGTACCTCTTCCATAGTCAATAGACTTTATACCCATCTTAAATTTATCGTAGTACATATCAAATACATTGACTCTACCACCTCTTGTAAGATCACGATGTAGTTTATCTTCATGCATATAAGTTACGATGAACGCATCTGATGGAGCAGTTGTGATTGAAACTTGCTCCATAGTACCATCTTCCACGATGATCTCACATCCATAATCCTTCTTATGATTTTCTTTTTCTTTTGCAGTCCAGATCGTTTCTTTCTTTTCGGGTCTTTGTAATTTTGATGCAGTCATGATCTACCACCCCACTGAATATCTGAATATGCTTCTGATACAACATCTTTTGAAATCTTATATTTTGATTCTAGATTCTTATCTTTAACAAGAGTTACGATTTCTGCCTCTAATGGGTGCAAACCTTCAAGAATATTAATGAACATTGTTTCACGACGAATATTATTCATTGCATCATTTCCTCCTTTAAGAAAATGATAGAAGTTAACATATTCTCTACGAATTGTTGTGTGTCCTTGCTTATCAGTAGTTCCTATGGAAAATGAAGAAGTCTCATGCATTTTACGAACTTCTTCAGAAATTCTTGTAGTTAATGTACCACTATAAGATGTTTGATCATCATAACCTGTGTATGGCACATCACCTTGTGGAAGAACTGAAACAACTGTTTCATCAAAATTCCATATAAATAATGCCTTGAGTGATGGATCTTCATATCTCCTCAATACTTCAACTTTTTTTGCCTTTGATCTTTGCTTAGATGCAAGGTGTAATACCTCAAAAGCAAATGGTTTTAAAGGAAGTTCGAGTGGATCTTTTTTAGTCTTCGTCTTCTTCGCTGTCGTTGTCATAATTGTTTTCAAATCTAAATGCTACAATTTCATCTGGTACTAAATTTCCATTG